ACAAATTGAAGAGGGTCTTATTCGCCATATGATTCTCAATCGAATTCGTATGTATAATATGAAGTTCCGTGATGAATACGGTAAGACAATCATTGCATGTGATGGAGGTTCATGGCGAAAGACAGTTTATGAGCAGTATAAGGCTGGTCGTAAAAAGAACCGTGATGAATCACCTTTAGATTGGGGTGAATTCTTTCGATTGATTAATCTTGTAAGAGATGAATTGAAAGAGAACTTTCCTTATCCAGTCATTACTGTTGAAGGTGCCGAGGCTGATGATGTGATTGCTGTCCTAGCACATTCTACACAAGAATTTGGTCAGAATGAACCTGTAGTAATTGTATCTGCTGATAAAGACTTTATGCAGCTTCAGAAGTATTCGAACGTGAAGCAATTCAGCCCAATGAAAAGAGATTTCATTAAGGTTGATGATCCTCACTTCTATCGATTCGAACATATCTGTAAGGGTGATAGTAGCGATGGTGTTCCAAATATTCTTAGCCCAGATAATACATTCACCGACGGTCTTCGACAAAAGCCAATGCGAGCTAAGAAGATTCAAGAATGGTATGAATCTAAAGATGATCTTGAATCTGTTATGGATACAGAGACATTGCGTAATTTCCAAAGGAATCGACAAGTAATTGACCTTGACTATATTCCATTGGGTATCACAGATTCAATCCGTCAAGAGGTTAGTAAAGAAGCAACCAAGCCTAAGAAAGATATTCTTAATTATCTAATCACTAAAAGATGCAACATGCTTGTAGAAGCAGCTGCTGATTTTCAATCTAAATAAAATTATGAGTAAGAAAACACTACACGATATATTCACTGAAATCCAAGAGGCACCTACACGTGCAGAACGACAAGAAATTCTAAAGAAGAATGATTCGTTTTCACTTCGAACAATCCTTCAACTTAATTTCGATAGCAATATCTCGCTTGACTTGCCCGATGGAAAGCCTCCATATACATGTGAAGAGATTCCATTTGGCCAGCCCGAAAAGAAGATTAAGATGCTAGGCTATTGCGCAAAGGGTAATAAAAAATTCAATTCAATTAAAAAGGAAAAGGCTTTTATCGACATCCTTGAGAGTCTAACAGAAGAAGATGCAAATATTGTTTGCCTTGCCAAGGATGGTAAGATTATGAAAGAATACTCTCGTGTTTCTGAGAGCTTGATCAAATCTGTTTTTCCAACACTAGTGAAATAATATGGCCATGTCTAAAGAGTGGCATCAATCAAGAGATTTTGAGAGGATGCAAAAACAAATAGAAGTTTTAGAGAGAAAGATTAGACAGCTTGAGTCTTGGAAAAGTATTCAAGTAGAAAAAGAGATTGCACAACAGTATGCTAATAATTAAAGGCTTTACAACCTATTGATTATTCATATAATACTTTATAATGAACATCTTTGCTTTATCTCCTGTACCAGAAGTTGCTGCTAAATGGCATTGTGACAAACACGTTCCAAAAATGATCGTCGAATCTGCTCAAATGTTATCTACGGCACATCGAGTTCTAGATGGAATATTAGATCGTCGACCATCTAAATCAGGTAAGACACGAGTAAGATATTGGGAACTCGAAGAGGAACGCGAAGACATTCTATACAAAGCTGTTCATGTAGGACATCCTTGCACAGTTTGGACTATGGAATCTCATTCAAACTACAAATGGCATTATGAGTTATTCAAGTATCTGTGTAAAGAATATACACATCGGTATGGTAAGAAACATCTAAGCGAAAAGCTATTGCTTAATGTTCTCAAGAAAGCACCAAAGAATATCAAGAAGTCCTATATGACACCTTATGCCCTCGCAATGGGTTCAAACCCCGAGTGTATGGATTATGATGATCCTGTTGGTTCATATCAGAATTTCTATCAAACAAAACAAAAGCGCTTTTCTATGAAGTGGACAGAGCGTGAAATACCACATTGGTTTAAAAAATTATGACATACGATTACTACTGCGATAAATGCGATAAACAATGGGAGGAATCACATCCCATTGCGGATCGTGACAAACCTGTTGGAGAAGCCTGCCCTTGCGGAAAAGGTGGAACCGTAAAAAGAGGCATCTGTGCACCTGGGTTATCATTCGAAGGATCAGTATCAACTGTCCGAAAGGCAGGTTCTGGTTGGAATGATGTTCTAAAGGGTATCAAGAAGGCTTCGGGCAAGGAGTCTAATATCGAACACTACTAATGACAAGGAAAAGTTCTTCTAAGAAAAACGATCCTATTATACCCGAAGCTAACATGGTCATTGATTACGCAAAATCTATGCGAACAATCAGGGCTATTACAGATTCGCAAAAGGAAGCATATAGGGCTTGGGATACAGGAGAGAATCTTATATTATCGGGTGCTCCTGGTACGGGTAAGACCTTCATAGCGATCTATCTATCTCTTTTAGATATTATTAAAAATAATAGTGGAAAGAAATTAGTTATAGTTCGTTCTGTTGTTCCAACAAGAGACATTGGTTATCTACCAGGTACACAGGAAGAGAAAGAAGCTGCTTATCTGAATCCATACATTGGTGTTGTAACTGAAATCTTTAAGAACAATCCAACAATCTTTGGCTCCTTAGTGAAAGCGGGTATGGTTGAATTTCTTACAACATCATTTATCCGTGGTATCACGATCAAAGATTCTATTGTTGTGGTTGATGAATTTCAGAATTGTAACTTTCATGAATTGGATTCGATCATAACTCGAATCGGAAAGGGTTCAAGATTGATCTTCTCTGGTGATTATTATCAATCTGATTTTTCAAACAAAAGAGAACAAGAAGGCATCATTTCATTCTTACGCATTCTTGATAAATTGAAACACTTCACAAAGGTTGACTTCACATGGGATGATTGTGTACGATCGGGTATAGTTAAAGATTATCTCATAACAAAAGATAAACTAATGAGCGAGGGTCTTATCGTCGCCAAATGATAAAATGAAAAGAAACAATAGGGGTAAGAGAAACAGAAGAGATCACCTGAATGAATATGATCACTTCGAACAAAAAAGAAAAAGAACACAAAAGATGAATAGAGGTAAGAAAGGTAAGAAAGGCTTTTCTAACCAATACAAACACGAATTGTATATGGATAATGAATGGTAAATTCACACACAAACCAATTGAATTGAATTATGATCTATCTGCCAAGATGACAAAGGCAGGAAGATTGTATCAGGTGCCAGGAGGTAATTACTATCCTTCAATGACCACCGTTCTTGGTCATTTCACCAAGAAATCAATTCATGAGTGGCGGGCGGCTGTCGGAGAAGAAGAAGCGAATAGAGTCGCCCGCCACGCGACATCGAGAGGAAATGCAGTTCATTACACTGCAGAACGATATCTCAATAACGAAGAAGATTATTTAAGAAATCCGATGCCTCATGTACTTCAAATGTGGAACTCTCTTCAAAAAGTACTTGACGAAAAGGTGAATAATATTCATATGCAAGAATGTCCACTCTATTCTGATGATCTGATGATGGCCGGACGAGTTGATTTGATTGCGGAATTTGATGGAAAACCGTCAATCATTGACTTCAAAACTTCAAGTAGGCGCAAATCTGCTGATGAAATCGAAGGTTATTTTCTTCAAGCCACGGGGTATTCTCTTATGTACGAGGAGAGAACAGGGGAGAAGATCGATCAGTTAGTGATTCTTATGGTGGTCGAAGGGTCTAACGATTCTATCATTTTTGTGGAGCAGAGAGATAATTGGGTCGATCTATTGAGAGAAAGAAGAGATGAGTATTTCGACTATCTCAATAAAAAGATAAACAGTTGAGTATCAACGAGTTATGAACTTTTGAGTATCCTCCAGTCAAATTTTGTAAGTCATTGATACTCAACGGGTTATTTCTATGTACAAGATCGATGAAATAGGTTATAATATACATAGAAAGATTGATTATGACCATTACAGAAAAAGAAAAATCCCTTATTATGATGATCGCTCGCAATGAGTATAACTCAGCGAATTACGGTGTCCCTGTTGACATTTCTGAGACTAACACTTGGTGTAACTGCCTCGATGCTAGTTTCGTTTATGACCACATGGAAAATCTTTCATCAACCTCTATACCAGGAGTGATGGCTTCTCTCGTGAAGAAAGGACTTGCCGATTCCAATGGTGAGACCTGCTGCTTGGAAAAAGCAGGACTTAATTATTATCTTGAAGAAATTCATGATGATAGCCTTGAGGGTTAAACTTTATCACTAATATTTTAAAAATGAAAACACTAAAAGAAATTATTCTCTCGACCTTGGTCGGATTGACTATCGGAATTATGGCCTATATCGGTCTCACACTTTCAGTTCCTGCTTAATATGTACACAAACTCAAATCGACATAGAATGCAAGAAACCGATCTAAAGGTTGGTGATTATATCTCACATGATACTGGAGATGGTTCGATAGAGATGGGACATGTGTTCGATCTTAAAGATGGTGGTGATACAATCATCATTGATAATGGATACGGTGGTGCCCGTGGACTTAAGTATGTATTAAAGAAAGATATTAAGAAATTATGATTATATTGACAGATTGTGATGGAGTCCTTTTGAATTGGGCTCAAAGTTATCATTGGTGGATGCACCGTAAGGGGTATCGTCCAAAGAATCCTAGTGAATATGCTATGGATAAATGTTATGGAATTCCTCGTGATGAATCACAAGAATTGTGTAGAACGTTCTGTGAATCAGCCGCGGTTGGTTTCCTGCCTCCTATGAGAGATGCTGTAAAGTATGTTCGGAAATTACACGAAGAACACGGTGCAGTTTTCCATTGTATTACCTCAATGAGTAATGATCCTTGGGCATATAAGCTTCGTGAACAAAACCTGAATCGAATCTTTGGTGAAGGTGTGTTCGAACGACTTGTTTGCCTTGATTGTGGTGCTGATAAGAATGAAGCACTTGAACGATATCGTGATTCAAATTTTGTTTGGATTGAAGATAAAACAGAGAATGCTGAACTTGGAGCCGAAATGGGTCTAAATAGTTTTCTTCTGACTCACAATTATAATCGCAATCACGAATTAAAGGATGGAGTCATTCGAGTTAATAATTGGAAAGAACTATATGAATACATCGGTTACCTTGGCTGAGAATACACTTGGAATTATCTATAACATATGCTTTATCGGATGCTTTTGGCCTCAGATATATAAGTCAATTAAAACTAAATCAGTTGAAGACGTTAGCATCATGTTGTGCTTTATGTCGATCATCGGATATGCAGCCGCTCTTGGTTACGCTCTATTGAAGTTTGGATTTGACTATTGGCTCTGCATCAATTATATTCTCAGTGGAATATCGGTGATTGCAATGATTGGAGTTTATTACAAATATAAGAAATAATGCAGAAATTATACAAAAGATCAAAGACTGGAGCTATCCAGCAATGGCAGGTATTTGTCAAAGGAAATACATATTGGACTGAACACGGACAAGTGGGAGGTAAGATTACGGTTGGTGTTCCAACTGTATGTGAAGCTAAGAATGTGGGTCGATCAAATGAAATGAGTGAATCAGAACAGGCTGAATTTATCGCTCGAAGAAAATGGGAAGACCGACAGAAATATGATGGTTATACTATAGACATTGATAAGGTCGATAAAGGAAAAGGTTACTTCGAATGTACCCTAGCTCATAAATGGGAGCCTAATGCGAAAAAGATGCCCGAGAAAGTTATGGGTTCACCAAAGCTTGATGGACTACGTTGCATCATCACAGCCAATGGAGCATTTACTCGCAATGGGAAGAAATATGTGACAACTAAGTTCATTGAAGAAAGTCTGAAAGATTTCTTTGAGGAATACCCCGACATCGTTCTTGATGGTGAATTATATTGTCATCGTCTTCACAACGATTTCAACAAGATTACATCTCTTGCTCGAAAGACAAAGGAAAGTTCTATTAAACAAGAAGATTGGGAAGAGATTAAAGATAAGCTGAAGTTATATATCTTTGACATCTATGATCCAAGTGAACCAGACAAGGAGTTCACAGATCGATATGATTTTATTCATTACGAGTTCACAGATCATAGTTTCGTTGTGCCAGTTCAAAACAAATTGATTACACACGAT